GAACCGTACATGGCAGGGGCTGGGTGCGCCCGTCATACATGTAGAACTTGTCTTTTCCCATCCAGAGGGACACTCCATTAGAGTGTGCGACCGCGTTTTGGGATGCAATAGAGACATTATCCCCGACTAGGTTAGCCCCCCATACAGCAGGAGGGCCTTGATATTGCAGAGAGTACAGAGAGGAATCAGTCCACACTAGTATCTCTTCTCTGGACTGTCGGGCACTGACTATCTCTGTACCCTTAGACAAGCGCAGATCTCCTGCTTGATTAGTAGCCGCAGGAGTCCAGTTCGTAACACTCTCTTGGTCAGACCAACGTATCAACATAGGGTCTGTTGTCGCGCTTCCCAACACGTTAGTCCCCATGCAAAACACAAACCTACTTACGTCAGATACAAATACCAGACGTTGTGTAGTAGGAACATCGGATGCACCAGATAACGATGTAAGCGCAACCGCCCGAGTAGATAAGCCGTTCGTAGCATCCCAGTAGTACGCAGGGCCATCACGAGGACCAAATACAAGATCTTCCCCGAACTGCGCTTGGGACCAGAGACGTATATTCTCAGTAGACGATAACCCTGTACCCCACGTACCCCCACCCCAAGTACCTGCACCCCAGCCAACCGCAGGCACCTCGTAGGCTTGCCCCGTAGTTATCTGGTACTTGCCTACAATAGAGCCCCCACCATTTCCACTGTCGGAAGCATTTGCTGCGACCGCAACTCCAGTTGAAGGGTTCTTGGCTGTGATCTTGTAGCTATTAGCGTTTACAAGTTCAGCTACTTGGTACTCTTGGTTAAGGACTTCCGCAGTTATGGTCCCACCTAACGATGCGGCCCCTGTAAAGGCTACAAAATCGTTCTCAACGGCCCCATGAGAGGAATCTGTGACGGTTAGGGTACTGCTCCCGTTAGTGGCAGCAAAAGTAACATCCCCGGCGGAAGTAGTAGCACGTAAAGGAGTTATATCGTTATACGCTGCCCCTTCCTCAAGGTAGAACTTGAGATGAGTGCCCACCCCTATGTACTGGATGCTACCAAGCGTTACCCAACTTGATAGCGACCTGCATACCCCTAGGAAAGTAGAAGTAGATATTCGTTGCCAGCCCCCTATTTTTTCAGGGTACCCACCACGAAAGCGAACCTTGTCGCACTCATACCAACCGGGCTCACTGGTATACCGGCTTACTTCACGGTTAACCCCCGGCTTGAAGACCATCTTTTTAAGTGGCATGACACACCTATAATGTTTGCCCAAAGATAGGGGGCAATGTAGTTACAGTAATAGACACACTCTGCTTTAGCTCTAAAGGTTCCCCACAATCCGAACACGTTGCCGCAGCTAGTTCCGCCTCATCTAGGTCAAATCCGCAGTACCCACAGACTACTTCGATAGTGTGCAGGGGCTCGACTGCATCCCCATTCGTGTGAGGAAACACAACTTTACGCATATTCACCCGTGCGTATCATCTTGCAAATTTCTCTGGCCCTGTTCCCTACCTGTGTAGCCCACCTACTGTCGTAGAACTCTTCAGAGGCTCGATCAAAATCCTCCTCTGCCATCGCAGCTAAAGCTTTTACAAACCCCCGCAAGCGGGTCTGCCCGATGTTGAAGGACAGGTCAATCATAGCGTGCTGTCGAGCCTCGTTAAGCGCCGGAAACCAGAAATACTCCTCAGTCAACTCCGTCCGGACCCGTTCTATATCGTTAGTAAGCAGGTAGTCGATTTCGTCATCGGATAACCCAAGACCGGACTTAGACACGTTACGGCCTACACCAATTGTTTCATGCCCCTCACTACATAAATAAATATGGGCTTCTACGCCCTCATGGCGACGTAGCATTTCAATCAATTTGTCCATTAGTCCACCAACTCTTCCTCAGGCACTTCTTCAGTCCGATTCAAGTCCTGATAATAATCTACTATGTTCAGGATCTGACGTAGGTACCGTTTTATATCTGCCATATTGGCAGACAGGTTTTCATACCCTTTGGTTGTAAGGCCGTACCATACATTTACGGGGGCCTCCCCGGCCTTCAGATCCGTAATGTACTGCTCCATCTCACTGGGAGTAAGAATCTTCCATTCTACGGGTAGGAACACAATCTGTTCTGGTAGCACCGGATGGAACACAGGCGCAGGCTTCTCTATCGTAACTATCTCAACAGGTCTAACTTGCGGGACAGGTTCGGGCCTATCTAAAAGCGCACAAGAAGGCAGAAGCAGACTAGCGAGCAGGATCAGTGATCTGGGCAAGTTCATCGCCAACCCCTTTCGTAGCTTTATTGACAATTTTCTCAATTAGACCGGGTTTCCGTATAGAAAGGTTGTTGAGGTCGTGCCGAGCGAACTTCTGGCGCAAGGTGGACACTTCTGTCGCAGCCTCCCGATTTTTCTGCTCCAGCCCTTGAATCTGCTCCTGCTGCTGTTTTTGCGCCTCTATAGCACGAACGATACGGTCATTTTGGGCTTTAATCGTACCTTCCAACACTTGTTGATTATCTACTGCGGCTTGCAGTTCAACACGTAACGCGACTTTTTCGGCCTCAGTGCGGTCGTAATAAACCTTAAAAGACACCACGCACAGAACCAGTGCGGCCCCTAAGACCCCCGAAATCTGCCACATTACTTACGCGCCATGTAAGCCGTAGCCCCGAAGTACAAGCCCACCACAGACGCTTGAGAAAGAAATAACATATCACTCAGGCTTGCGAGCGTAGCTAACCGTGCTTCAGGGACAAAAGGCATCAAGGGCAGGATTGCAAAACCGCACATGGAGCACATGGCTACCCACGCCATACGACGCTGGGTATCAGCCTTTTCCTCCCGCATCTCCAGTTCAAGCATATCCTGAGAGCGACGGATCTCGTCATCTGTAACCGTGCCATCGCCATCTAAGTCAAACTCAGCGTATTGAGATTTGGGTTCTAATTTCTTAGGCATCTATTCAGCCCCGTAAAAGAAAGTAAAAAATAACCAAAGCGCAACCATTGCCATTAAAAATATACCCAGCATGATCGAAAATATTTGCCCAATCTCTCTCCAAAATTTAATCCGTCGTTTTCGCTGGGCTTTTATTCGCGCAACTTCTTTTGCCGCATTTTCTTCGGCCTCAGCCATTCTCTTTTTGATCGACTTGTATAAGTCTCCTTGGCCCTGCAGCAAGCACACGTCATGCAGCATTCTGTCGTAATTGGCTACTTGACGGGTAACACTCTCAAGTCGCAGAGCTTCTTGATAAGACATCTTCCCAGCGGCCTGAACCTTCTCGCACTCTTTAGCTGCCATTGCAGCTTCGGACCAACTGCCCAAGATGCTGCCAAGATCACGACCGTGCCCGTGAGCATCACGAAGACTTTGAATGCCTTCGTTGACTGCTTTTAATGCAGCAAACGCTGCTGAGAGTTCAGCGATCATACTTTTATGTCTATCGTAGACATCGACCGGCTGATGTCGGTAACTGACACTCTGTTCCCGCGTAGCTGATAAAGCTGAGTCTCGGAAACTTCGGTTACCTTCTTAACAGGAGCGCCATCAGACGCCATGACCAACTCTTGCATCTGACGATTAGCCACCCGCCTCCAAGCAATCACTGGAGGGTTCCCGGTTGTCTGGTCGATGCTGTTAATAGCCATGTTAAGTCACAAGTTTTAAGACCTGTGGGAAAATAACTACCGCGATAAGGGCTGCGTAAATTCCCCAGATCATGTTATCGAGCTTGTCAAAACGCTTTTCCCCGCGTTTAAGGCTCGCTTCAATCGCTTCGTATCTCAGCCGACACTCTCGTTCGTGGGCCTCGATTTCAGCAAGAGCTTTATTTGCAGGGTCTAGCTCGCTCATTGGACAGATACAGCCTCATCCGGTTCCGCTACAACACTGATGGAATCCCGTAAGGCACTCTCTCTATACCCAAGAGCTACCTGCAGATTAATTAACGCCTGCTGGTTAGCGAGTACCGCTCGCTTGTGCTCATCCATCTGTCTCTTAATGAGTATGACCTGTTCCAAATGGATCTTAGCGTCAGTGCTCAGATCCTCTATGTTGTGGTCAGTTCCATCAATTTGAACAACTGCAGGAGTTTGCTGTGCTTCTTCGCTCATGATGCTATATACGCCTTTCCGTTAATGATCGCTGCCTTTGAAGCCGTCATGTCTTCAGAGCCCCAGTCTTCACGGGCGACCATGTTTTCAAGATGGCCTACGTGCCTTGTAACGATGTCCTTAAGTTCTTTATCCGTCCTATCTTTTTTGTATCCGGGGTCAGAGTCAGCCCTGATTTTGTCAATTAACTCAACTGAGTGACCCATTGCCATATAATCTTGAGCTTTCTGCTCAGTAGTCCGGGTGCGCGGTTCTTCTGCCATTTTTAACTCTCCAGCGCGGCGATTCTTGCCGTCAGCGATTCGATCAATACCTGCTGTTCTTGAATAGCCTTAACCAACATAGGGACAAGGTTTCCTTTGGCAAGTTGCTGCGTGCCGTCAGGGTCTTCGCTCCAAATGTTGTGGCCGTCAGCAATCTCGGAATGCGCGTCAATCGCAGCCTTAACTTCTTGAGCTATAAATCCGTGATTTGTTTTCCCGAACCCCATGACAGGACTGTCGTCATCCGGGTCATATTGAGACAACGACGGATCGATTGCGTTTTTGGAATCCCACTTAAACGTCACCGGACGCAAATCGTTGATAAAAGACAATCCGGCAGTAGAGTCCGCAACTTCTGTCTTGAGCCTACTGTCTGAAGCCGCAGACCACGACTCATCCGACCCGTCGAGTGAAAGCGTCGCATTCCCGGCAGATGTCCCGATTCTTACCGTGTTATCCCCGCCGCCGACAATGCCGTATCCGATGACAATCTGAAAATCAGAATCAGCCGCAGAGGTGTCCGTTCCATATCCAAGGCACAGGTTTTTTTGACCTGATTCAATGACATCTCCAGCGGCATAGCCGACTAGCGTGTTTTGGTGCCCGTCTGGCTCGCTGTTAATGTTGATGCGTTGTCCGGCACCACCTCCAATGACGACGCAATTGTTAGCCACCGTCGCATTTTCAAGCGTTCCAAAACCTAGCCCCGTATTTGCAGTCCCGGTGGTCATGGACGCCATCGAGCGGTGCCCGAACGCACTGTTGTACGTGTCCGCATTCCCTGACGGGTTCATGGTGGTCAGAGCTTCGTAGCCTACGGCGGTGTTACGGTCGCCCTGCTGATTGGCATCCAGAGTCAGATACCCCACCGCGACATTCCTGTCTCCGGTGGTATTGTTCTGCATCGAAAAGCCGCCGACGGCGACATTGCCCGATCCCGCAGTAGTGTTTTGGAGTGCTGCAAACCCTAACGCTGTTGCATACGTCGCTTCAGTCGAATTGAGCATGGCATTCTTGCCAATTGCCGTATTGGAATGCCCAGTAGTAACTGCCCCGAGGGCATTGTCCCCGGCGCTTGTATTGTTATCGCCAGTCACCGCGGAACCACTTGCTCCGCCCCCGGCCTGATAGCCAACCGCGACATTTGAATCGCCGCTTGTAATTTCTGCTCCCGAGAAACTTCCTAAGAGAGTGTTTTTTACTCCTGTGAAATCGGTCCCTGCGCTTGCGTTTGTACCCGCCTTAAACCCAAGCCCCACGTTGTACATGTCGGTTTTTGAGGCAGGTTCCACATCACGCAATGCCTCATAGCCCACTGCCGTGTTGCGATCTCCGACAGTGCTTTCTGTGAGCGCCTTGTAACCATACGCGACGTTCAAATCCCCGGTTGTCGTTTTTCCGAGAGCTTCAGCGCCCACTGCCGTGTTGTATCCAGACGTGGTGACGGCATCCAGTGCATTGACGCCTATGGCTACGTTGTAACTTGAACCTGTGTCAGTGGTTCCAGAAGGATCAGA